TCATTTCTTGGCTGCCCTGCCGACAAGCCGCACCACCCGCTCCATGCCGGTCACGGCCAAGCGAATCTGCGACGCTTCTCGCGAATAGAGCTCGGCATGGTCTATGTCGTCGTGCCCGAGCACTTCCATCAATTGACGCGTGGATGCCTCCGCCTCGGCCAGATACACGCCCAGGGACTTGCGTAGACCGTGGAGCGTATAGCCGCTTTCGATCCCGGCGAGCTTGGTCCAATGTGCCATCATGCCAGTTAGGGACTTCTCGGAAAAAGGATTGCCGTACGCGGTTGCCAGGATCGTGTCTGTTACCCGCGGTGCAGCGTCGAGTGCTTCCTCGAGCATCGGAGTGATCGGCAAGAAAAGACGTTTCTCCCCGTTACGGCGTGCGTTTTTCTTCGGCACGATATCGAACCCGTCGATGCTGCGTTCTTCGCCTTCGATTACGATGCGCTTCGTGCAGCGTTGATCCCAGCGAAGCCCCGCAACATTCCCGCGGCGATTGCCAAGCCATAGCGCCAAGGCGTAGCACGTGCGCGCGGCGGTTCCCGGCGCCCAACGTGCCTCGAATTTCGCCATTACCTCAGCGGGCCAGGCCTTCCATCCCTTGTAAGCAGGGCGCCACTCGACAAGGTGCGTGGGGTCGACGTCGATCCACCCGTCTCGCGCGGCTACCCTGATCAGCTTGCGGATCGCTGTCAGCAAATGCTTCGCCTTGTGCGGGGTAGTAGCGTAGGCGCCTAAGAGCTCCTCAACATGAGCCAGGCGCATGCTCTTGACCGGTACCTGTGCCCAGGTGAGGGGGTGATCGTCAACAATCCTGCGAACGAGGAATTCCTCAATCAGATCGGTGTTCTTCTTTTTCGTCGCGTCGTCGTAGGAGATCCACTTCGCCGTGACCTTGAGCATCCGAAAGGCGGCGGCGAATGTCTCAGGCAGGGCCGCCCCAGGCATGGCGACCACTTCTGCCTTCTTCGGCTCGCGACCCTCGACAGCGGCTTCATAGTGCTCGCGGAAAGCGGCCTCATCTTCATCCGGTGCAGGAAGCTGGACCGTTCTTCCCTTCGACCGATACCGCCATCGCGGCCGGCCATGCCGGTCTGCGTAAGTGGAAACACCAGGGAAGTCTTCACCGAAAAGGATCATGCGGCGAGGCTATGCCTTCCGATGCCGACCCTGCAAGAGAAAGTCGACGATGTTTTCCTGGTCATCCCCCGGCAGATCGGTGAATGCGGCATCGAGCTTGACCCGATCCCACACTACACAGCCATCTACGCGCTTTGGTTTGGGCATGCGGCCGTCGGCTACCATCCGGTCAAAGACCGTTGCTCCCACGCCGACGTAGCGGGCTGCTTCTTCACGCCGCAGGCCCCTCGGGACGTAAGCGATCGTGTCGGACTTCATCCCGCCTGCTCCTTGGCATCGGAGAGGGCGCCCGAGAGGATGCGCCACACGTCGAGCATTGGTGCCGGCCACGGCTTGCCGTGCAGCCTGATAAGCTCCTCGGCGTCCGCCATGTCTTTCCGCATCTCCGATATCTTGGCTTCGGCGGCTTCCGCGCGCACCAATCTTTCAACGCTCGCCATAATGATCCGAGCCATGAGCGCTGGACGGTTATCTTCTGGATCGATGGCTTTTGCCAAAGCGTCCCGCTCGCGCCGTAGCCGCTCGATCTCGTCGGCTGCTTCGGCGCACAGGTCATCCTCGTATTCCATGACGGCCTGAATGTCGCTCTCCCAACGAGAGAACGTCCTTGCTCGCAGCCGCTCCACGATGTCAGCCCCTGTCATCGGTAAACCTCCGGCCGCTGCTGCTTGTCTCGGGCGAGGAGGAGTCGTCCGAGGCGTGCCTTCGTGCGCTGGAGCGCCTTGGTTGCCTCTTCCATCTCGGAAGCGTCGAACGTGTGAACGATCAGCTTGGCCAAGTCCTTGCGCCTTTGCTCAAGCTTGGCGATTTCCTTGTCCAGATCAGCCCCGGTCATGGCTTTCCTCCGACAGGGCGGCGCGGCCTTCCGCCTCTATGATCGCTGCGGCGGCTTCGTCCACGGGGGAGCCGTTGACTTCCTTGATGTAATCGGGAGCATCCTCACCGTTGACAAGCTGGCCACCGCAGACAGTGAAGGCGAGACCATCCTCGACCGACATTCCAGCCGCCCGAACTATCTTGAGCGCTTTCCAGTATGGGATATCGGCCATCTCACTCCCCTCCCTTTGGCTGGGATGGGGCGGCGGGACGCTCTTCGGCAGCGTTGCCAGCTATCACGAAATCGAACTTATGCTTGGCGATCATGTAGTCTAAGCGTATCTCGTAGTCGTTGAGGCGAGCGAGCCGTTCTCCCTCCTTGTACAGCGCATTGAACTCGGCTTCCGGCACCATCACCCATCCCGCGGGAGAAGCGGGGGCTACAAGCTCGGTCTCTAGCTGCTCGATGGCGGCGCGCAATTGGCGCAGAGCGCTTTCTGTGTCGTCGGTCCTGCAAAATTCTCCGACTTCAAGAAGATGACGGGCCGCTTCCATCAGCGGCTTTATCGCCACCGCTGGCTGTTCGGGGTGGTCGTAGAGGGGGATCGGATGAGCGCCCGCAGGGCAAGGCCAAATATAACCTTCTCTGCCATCGGCAAGCGCCATCAAGGAGCCTGAACCTGTCCAAGCTATCGGCTTATCCTCCCCTGTGCTGGCAGGGGCGGGGGTGGATAGGGCGACTACGGCTTCAAGACCTGCCCTGGTTGCCTCGTCCTTGTCGAAGACGCCACCCGCCAGGAATCGCGCCATGTACGCTTCGTACCCGGCCTTGTAGGCCGCGACGGCCTTGTCATCGATCTGCATGGGGATCTTCCTTCGGAACGAATAGGGAGCGGCGCTTGGTAAAATCCAACTTCGGCGCCGGCCTGGGCGGTTGCGGCCGCGTTGGGATTTTCTGCTTCCGGCGGTCTGTCAGGCCCAGATGCTTCGCCGCGTTCGCATTCACCTTGGCCCTGACAGCGGCCTCGGTCGCTGTCTTGCGCTTATGTGGCTCACCGTGGATCGCCTGCAGGTTGGACTCCCGGTTCTCCCCACCAAGCCACAGCGGCACGATGTGATCGAACTGCGGCTTCTCCTTCGGCGTGAACGGCTTTCCGGTGACGGCGCATTTGCCGTCCTGTCTGGCAAGGATCCGCTGCTTGCATGCCCGGGGTGGGTTCGCGTCGTCGGACTTGCCGACCCATTCTTTGACGGTGCGAGCCATTCAAGCCGCCTCCGCGATCTGATCGATGTTGCCGGCGATCGGCCGGAACGTATAGGCGGCAACCCATGCGTTAACGTTCCAGCCGAAGCCGCGCTCGGCGTTTAGGCTGTCCCAAAGGGTGCGAAAGCTTTGGCGGGGACAAGCCCAGTGCGTCTGTCCCTTCGGCTCAGGCAGATAACAGCGCCACGCATTGATGTGATCGCCTTCGAGGCCTTCGGCGATTGCATCTTCCTCGCTGATCTCCTGCAGCCGCTGGACGCGGACATCAGTGACGATCAGAGTGATGCGGCTCGCCCAGCGGGGCATGTGCATCGCCTGACGGAAGCGGCTTTGAGGCTTGTAACCAGGATCAGCCTCATACCAGACGCGAACGCCTTGAAGTTCGCTCGGAGAATCCCCGTCTAGAACCGAGTGAGTTCGCCAATGCTCGCGGACATAGAGGCGGTCACCGACCGCATAGCGCAATTCCTGCTCACGCCAGGAGGCGTTGCCAGGGTCGAGCACATAGCTGTCCGCCCATTGCCCGTTGAACAGGCTGTTCGGTTTGCTGTTCGATAGAACCCGCCGCGTCTGCGTCTTGCCGGTGCCTGGCTGCTCGATCTCGCGTAGGACTGCGCGAACCATGGGGCCGGAAAAGAGGATGGGAAGGTCAGCCACGGTCTCCTCCCACGACAATCACGCGGTCTGGATGAACTTTCTCCGCCAACTCGGAATGCGGATCGATGCGCTCGTGCTCGGCGATCGGCATCCTTGGGACGCTGATCGTCTCGCCGTACCGTCCTTTCCAGGTCTTCAGCCATTCGCGCCAGTTGTCGCCATTGACCTGATCGGCCTCTTCCTTCGCCTGCTCGAGTTCGGGATGCACGGCGAGAATGACCGGTTCAGCCTCACGCCCGACGCGCGGGAGTTGATGGGTGAATAGGCTCTCGCCCGTCATCCAGTTCAGCACCTCATAGACGCCGTCCATATGGTTTTCAGAGACGAGGATGCCGGTCACAACCGACAGAACAGCACCGGTAGGAAATTCCTTGGTCTGGGTCATGCCGCCATCACCTCCGGCCGAGCATTGTGCTCGACGCCATCGAGGTGGCGGCCGGTTTTACCTTTGCCTTCCTTGACCATGAATGCAGGCCGCACTCCCTCTGAACCGGCCCAAACCCGGGTCCACGGCTCACGGATCGCTTCCTTGAAATGGGCACGGTCTGGCGCGTGCCGCCACTCTCCATTCTGCTTGTGGTGATAGGCGACGCCCGCTGCCGCGCACTGGTCGCGCAGGCTACGGTACCAGTCGGGATGCGTCGGCCGCGCCTTGTGGCCGCCCTGGTCCGTCTCGCCGCCGGTGATGACCCAATCAATCCGCGGCTGCTCTTCCGTCGGATACAGATGGCGAAGCCTGAACCCTTCGAGCAGCGGCTCGCATGAGACGAAGGTGAAGGCGGGATTGAGTTCGGCCGCGGCGTTCACCAGAGCGGGCTCGTTCACATCTGCGCGCTTCTGGTCCTCGATCGTGGTGCCGATCGCGGCATTCCGAGGCCACTCATCTCGTGTGTGGCTGATCTCATCGAACAGCTTCACGATATTCTGCGGCCGCTTCGTCAGCAGAAGCCAGACGAGATTCGGCGTCTTGATGATCAGCTCGAATAGGTCTCGCCGCCATTCGGTCGGCACCTGATTGTCGAAGACGTCGGCGAGCGACGAGCAGAAGACGAAGGGGCGTGTGCCCGCCTCCTGTGCCTTCTTGTTCCAGCGGATCGGCTGGCGCCAGTTGCCGTCCGACGTCCGAACGCGCGTGCCGTTTCCCTTTCCAGGCGCCCCCCACTCGACGCGCCCATAGCGCTTGTCCATCAGCGCCTCGGCATAGCAGCCGTCGCACGCCGGGGAGACCTTGGTACATCCAATCCAGGGGTTAAAGGTCGCATCGCACCAGCTGATTGCGGTGATCTCGCCCATCACAGCACCCCCAGCCACTTCCGAGCCTGCCCCTTGAGATAGGGCATCACCTGATCACGGCCTGTCGGGTTCTCGATCAGACGGGCGCAGGTCTCGTATGCCTTCTGGACGAACTCCTTGTCTTTGGGCAGTTCCGCAAGCCAGGCCATGCGGACCTTATCAAGCCTGTCGACGCGCTCGGATGCATTCATGTGCGTTGCAGCCGCGAACATGGCATCAGCGCATTCCTCGAGGACGAACAGCTTCTTGTTCTGCTCATCTGACAGTTCACCCGGGGCCGGCGCCGCGGACTGACCATCAGCCGCTCCATCACCGGCCCCATCCGCCTCGGCGGTATCTATGGGGGCGCCAGCGTCGCCAGCGCCCCCATCGGCGGTGTCCTCACCGCCTGCATCATCGGTGGAGACGTCCGATGATGGTTCTTGTTCGGTTCCAGCGCCGCCGCGTTCAGCGGTCTCGTCGATAGCCACACGTCGAGATGCGGGCGGCTCATCTGACAGTGGGTCGAATGTCGGTGTGATGTTCTTCGCGCGTTCGGGCCCGCGGAACTCTTCGGCCTCGTCGCGGTCATAGGCGCCAAGGATGACCTCGGGGCAGTGACGGCGTGCCCAGTTGCGGGCGCTGTAATAGCCGAGCTGCTGCTGAGGGTCGGTTTTCCAGAGGGGGGAGTTCTTGGTGGTGATGTTACCGACACGCGGAGAGGTATAGACGCACTCGACGCCATCCAGATTTCCGGTGACCGTGCATGTCAGATCGTCGCCTTCGCCGGCGAACTCGTACCGTAAGCGCCCCTTAATACCAGACCTCGCATTGATCACTGCGGCGATCAGTTGGGCCTCGTACGCGATGATGTCCTTCACCTTGTAGGACTTCTGGGCAACCGAGAACGGATCGAAGCCCCACTTCATGGCCTGCATGATCACGGCGGCGCAGTCCGGGCCATTGCCGCGCAGGAATGCAGGGATGCCGGCGTTCGACTGGCACATGAACCTGGCGAACTCGACGATGTCGCTAAGCGTCTGCGGTGTTACCGCAAACCCGCCTGCGCTGTTGGTCATCGCGACCTGAGAGCCAAGCTTTTCGGATTTGACGAGTTGATTCATCTTAGGCTCCGGTCATGAGGCGTTGCTGGTACCAGACCGGCAAATCGGTCTCGTCGAGTTCTTCAAGCTGTGTGGAGGGCACCCAGGCGGCGTCGGTCCCGAACTCGTTCATGAACCGACGGTAGTTGTGTACGGCCTTGCCGATCATCTGGCGGGCATAGCCAAAGAGAGGGTTGCCGGGTGAGAGCTTCACACCGTGCGAAACCGGGGCGCCGTCCTTCTGCCAAAACACGAAGACGAACGCGAAAATCTCGTTGGCAGCGACCTTCGCCAGCCATTCCGGATCATGGGAACCGAATACCTTGCCCTGATCGCGGAGCCGCTTCATCTGCCGGCGCCCTTCCGAATAATGCTCGGCGGAGACCAGATAGTCATAGCTGGCCACGGCATCCCGACAGGCCTTTTCGAACTCCTTGCCGTATGGATTGGCCAGGGACTTCAAGTCGGTGATGGCGTTCATCTTCAGGTAGTCGAAGCGGGCCTTGTAGCGGATGCCGTCGATTGTCCAGAACACCGAGACCTCGGGCTGTCCTCCGTCGAACGCATTGGCCAGGGTCTTGTTCGCCTTGATGAAGGCCGATGCGGCGAGGATCTTGCCGTAGTCCTTGAATTTCACCGGCACCTTGCCCGAAGCGACGATGTCGGCGATCTCGGACTTGCCTTCCTTCGTGTTCCCCTTGCCGTATTGCGGCGCGTGGCGGGCCTTGAACTTCTCCGCCCCTTCCAGCACGCACATATGCAACTGGCGACCGAAGATCTTGGACGGCGTGTCATCGTCGCCGTCCCGAGCCGGGTTCATCCAGCTATCCCACCAGAAGTCCGGCGCATTGCCGATCAGCTTCTTGATGCTGGTCGAGCCGAGCGCCCGATCGGCGTGATAGACGGTGTCGGTCATGCCGAAATAAATCCCGTCTTCGTGTTCGGTGAAGCCGGCTTTCTCTGCAGCCTTCTCGACGATGTCGGTATAGAGGCTGCCAAACTGCTGAAACGTCATGTTCGTAGCCCCGATCAGTATTTGAGCGTGACGTTGGGGACCAAGCCGCTGACCATATGCACAACGATCTTCTGAGCTTGGTCTTCGGTGATGCCTGCGCACTCGACGAGCTCGGCAACGATGGCGTTGTTGACCTGCTTGCGATGGGCCTTGTCGGCGTCCCGGCGGCGCTGTTCCGCTTGTTCTGCCGCCTTTGCCGCGGCTTCGCGCTGCCGGGCCTCTTCGGCCTCGCGCTCTGCCTTGGCCTTGGCCTCAGCTATTTCGCGGGCAGCTCGCTCCTTAGTTTCTGCAGCCGCGCGCTCCGCAGCCTCGATGCGCTCCTGTGCCTCACGGGCGGCTTGCTGGCGTGCTTCTTCGGCAAGACGTGCCTCGCGCTCGACACGCTCCGCTTCGGCTTGCCGCTCACGCTCGGCGCGCTCTTCGGCTTCTCGCCGCGCGTTTTCGGCAGCCAGGCGCTCGGCTTCGATCCGGTCGCGCTCCGCCTTCTCGGCGCGTAGTCGCTCCAGTTCCTCCGCTTCGGCCTCCTGCTTCTCGGCAACCGCGAGAAGGCGCGACAGCGTGTCGATAGCATCTTGACGGGCAACACTTGCCTGCGGCGCGAACTCTTCCCAATGATCAGCGCCTATCGGCACCTTTTGCGCATCGGCGAGCAGTTCACGCAATTCAGCCGACGGTCGACCGAATCCGATCTTGGTCAGCGAGATCAAGCCTTCGAGACCGACCTTGTGACCATCGACGCGATCCTGCTCGGCTTGCTCCCATTCGGTGAGAGGCTTGCGCACTTCCTCCTTGAGGGTGTCGAGCCGTTCTTCGATCAGGTTGCAGGCCGCATTGACCTTCTTGGTCTTGTCGCGCCAATCCTCGGTGAGCTTCTTGCCCTGGCCGATCAGCGCCGTCTTTGTCCTGGCGACCTTGTAAGCGAGGGAGGCTATCGCATCGCGGCCGGTCTTCGTGCTGACGTCGGCCACGTGCTGGTCAACAGCTTCCTTCACCTTCGAATAGAGCTTTTCGAACTCCTCCTCGTTGGTGAATGCCTCGGCCGTCATCACGGCGGGCAGTTTGATGATCAGATCGGTTGATTGCTGGCTCATGCATACTCTCCCATGCGGAAAGTCTCGACGACGCGGATCGCCGCCTTTGCTTCCGCTTCAAACTGTTCTCGGATTGGCGCCTTCAGCTTTTCGAAGCGGCGCCTGGATCGGTCGGGGTCACGTTCTCGGGCGAACTGCTGGTAGATCGCGAACGCGGTTTCGGTGACGAGGTCGCTCATGGCATCACCAGCGCGGCGACAGCGACGAGCACGGCGACCGAGAGCAGGCCGCAACAGTCATGGATGAACGCCGGGATGGAATCTGCGTAGCAGCGAGGGGTGCGGGTGACGCGGGTCATCACGCACTGCCTTTCGCGCGCTCGGCGAGCAAGGCGTCGGCCCGCATGTACCGATACACGGCATCGGCTTCCGCCCACCACGCCATGATCTCGATCCAGCCGTCAGGCATAGGGCGCCCAACTAAAGCTTCTCCCACGTCTGGCGCGCACTCTTCGGAAAGGCCGTCGATTGTCGCGGCGAACCAGTCGCGAAGGCTCATGCCGTCCTGGCCGTTCGTCTGCCCGTAAAGGACGGGGAACGCCGGCCCGCCGTCGTTGATCTTGCTCATCAGGCCGCTCCCTTGAACTTGTTCATCAGCCGGCGAACGTCATTCCGGGCCCTGTCGAACTCGCCCAATGGCGGGCAAATCCCGTACGCGGCATCGTCTTGCCAGTTGTCGATGCGGGCGAGCATTTCGCGGAGCACCGCCATCAGCTCGGGCTGGGCGAAATACTGATCGGTTTCGATGGGGAAGGGCGTCACTGCTCGCCTCCTGCCTGCTGGAGGGCTGCGCTTGCGAGCCGACCGATCTCTTGGAAGATGCGGGCGAATTCTTCTGGCGGAACCCGCATCGGCTGCGGCTGCCCGTCTTCGCGCGGCGGCGGTTGCTCGCCTACGCCATGAATGTTGACGTAAGACACGTAGGAGAAGATGCGATCCAGCGCCGCCACCAAGGCTTCATGAGAGTTGAGGCGCGCCAAGACGATAGGGTCTACGCTAAGCCTCAGATCGGCTTTGGCCTTCCGGCACTCGTAGTGGTCTTCCCCTGCGCGGCCACACATGGCCGTTGCAGAGGCGTAGATAACGGCGCGCCCGTCAGCCGTCCAAACTGAGCCATTCTCCAGTTGGGTGAACGGTGCGGTGTGCTTCTGTTCGGTCATGTCAGCGGCCCTCGGCCTTGGCTATGGCTGCGTTTTCGGCATCAAGCTTCGCGACCAATTCGCTCAAGAATGATCCTGGCGCTTCGGCTTCGGGAAGAGTGATGAGCACCTGCCCTTTGTCGTTGGTGCCGTGAACGGTGATGCCGAATGGCTCCGTGTGCTTCTGTTCGGTCATGTCAGCGGGCTCCGAAAAATCGCTGTAGAAGGTGTCGGGATCGTGGGTGTTGTGATCCCCGTCCTTGATTTCCATGACCTCGCCGAAGCTCTTGACCTGCAGCAGGCCGCAAACGTCGATCCTCATGAGACCCGTCTGGACCTCGAAATCGTGGACCGGCCACCACGACTGGTCGCCGCAAAACCGGGCAAGGAACGGCTGAGGAAGGCTGTTGATGTAATCCATGCGAAGGAGGTCGCTCATCTCAGGCAGCCTCCGCCACAGGGGAGAGCGCAGCGTCGAGCGCGGCCTTGGCCGTCTCCCAAGCAGCTTCAGCAGCGGCGAGCCGTTCCTCGTGCAGGATGGTCCGGTTCCGCTCCCGGTCGCGCTCGATCCGGGCACGCTGTTCGGCAAGAACCAGATCCTGCACATGGACGGGGAGGGCGTCGAACTCCGCAGCGGCACGCGCGGCCTTGTCGGCTTCGGCAATCACGCCGGGGACCTTCTCAGTCAGCTCGACGAGAGCGGCAGCGAGAGTGCCGGCATAGCCGTAGTGGTCGTTCTCGCTGGTCCACTTGAACCGCATGTCGGGGTTCGGTCGATCGGTCTCCCAGACCGTGCCGACCTTCGTCGAGCCGGAATATATGACCCTGCCGTTCGGCCGCTTCGGGTCGGTTTTGATGAGCAGTGCGTTCATCGGGTGGTGTCTCCGCAAATGGAAACCCGCCCGTAGGCGGGAAACCGAAAGGCTCAGATCGCAGCGGGGAGAAGGACGAGCTCGCAGACGATGCTTCCGTCGCTGAGCGTTTCCTTGTTGACGATGACTTTCCCGATGTGCCGTCCGTCTTCGAGGCGGATGTAATGAAAGGCTTCGCCGTCGGTTTCGACTGCGGTGTCGACCGCTGCCGCTAGAGCCTCGGCAAGTTCATGCGCATCGAAGCTGTATTCGTCGTCGGGCGTATGCGTTGAAATGATTTCGATGGTCATTGGTGTCTCCATCTCCGCCAGATCGGCCAAGGGCTTCTTCGTGGCTGATGGGAGGCAATTTAGACGGTAAAATTACCGCCGTCAACATCTGGCGGTAAAAAAACCGACACAACGTGTTGCGGCGGCAGGCCGGCGCGCGTAAAACCAAGGTCTCAGGCGGGATGGCCCGACCGACGCAATTGGTTGAGAAGCATGGAAGACTGGATGCGAAATGACCCGGGCTTGTCCCTTGCGGGCGAGTGGTACCGGGATCGCGATGAATGGGTGCGGCATATCCTTGGGCGCGACTACCTGTCCTCGGATTGCCAACGCGTCGGGATCTTCATCGCCATGCACATGAACCGACGCGACAACCACACCAAGCACCAACAGACCACGATCGCCAAGGACCTGAACCTCAGCGTCGAGACCGTGAAGAGAGCTGTGAAGCGGTTGCGCGAGGAAGGGTTTATCGATCGAGAGCAGGTCGCACGGGGCAAGCGGAACCGCGCCGTCAACCACTACTTCCTGATCTTCCCATGGCGCGCCTAAGTGTCACTACTGACACTTCCGCAAAGTGTCGCTGGTGACACCCCTAATAACGGTAGACCATAATAACGGTAGATTCTTTGAAGGGGTTATAGCCCTGAGAGGGAGATTGATAGAACTGGGAGAAGGTCAGCTACTAAGCCGAAGAACGCCTACTTCCGACGTCCTCGGGTTTTGCTCTTCGCCAGGATCTCCAAAGCCCGGATTGCGAGCGCGACGAGTTCGTCCCGGTCGGCCGGCTCTAGCGTGTCGAGTATCGGCCGGAGTGCCTTCCCAAGCCTATCCGCGTCGCTCTGCGCCATCGAACCGCGCAGCCGATCGACGATCTCCCCGTTCAGGCTATTGCCGCCTTTCTCATCCATTAGGAACGACAAGACGTCTTCAGGCAATCGGAGGTGGAAATTATGGGGCGGCTGTTTGGGCATGCCCCGACTTATCGCCGAAACATTAAGCGCTAGAAATGGTTCCACAATAGCGACAAAAGTGGAACCATATGCGAGGGGGCGTTCAGAGGTGCTGCCCCGAATTGCCAGACGCCACCCATCATCAAAAGCAAGTCCGATGCATCCTTCTGCGATTGATGTTGGACCTTCATGCGCTGGCAACGTCCCGTAGCGTGCCCACAGAGGAAACCCTGGTGTCGTTCGCGATCCGCGTGGGGCAGTACGAGGGGCGCCCCATGGACGCGACCCAGATCTCGGCCGTGACGACGTTGCCGAGGACTTCTGTCCACAGGCATCTGACTGCGATGCAGCGCCGCGGGAACATAAATCACAAGCGTGTGGGGCGTCGGGTTGTCTATTCTTTCCGGTCATCCACGCCTGAAAACGACGCTTTCTTTGAGGCTACTGAGAAGGTCGTTCGGCAAGCTATGCGCGAACTGTCCATTTTGGACACTTCAATTGTAGACACGGAACCTGACGGTATGTAGCAATTCGTTAGCGGCCTGCGGACGGGCTCGAAACGAGGAGGAAAATTCACAGATCATGAAGCACTGGCCAGATCGGCGATTGACTCGCCGCTTAGGTAGATGTTCCTATTATGTTCTCGTTTTGAGGGTGATACATTGACCAGGCATTTTACCGAGTACGTGGCGCCGCGGCGGCCGGCTAGTTAGTGGGCGGGGAAGTCATGATCGAATATAGGCCGCGGTACCAAACGCGGAACGAGGAGATTGTCGCTGAACTACGTGAAGCGTCCGGTGCCGCCGCCCCGCTCGATCCTGTGATCGTCATAAAGAGAAAGGCCGCTGAAATCTCTACCGCGATGGCTCTACTTCACGGCGGCGATTGGCGGGTGAGGATTGATCATGAGGAAGGCCTTGTGATGATTGCTCGTCGTGGTCGTCGACGAACACTTTGACAGAAGAGACGGCTCGGCCAAGATCTTCTGCATCGACACCGAAGGCGAGTAGAGCTGACCGCAACTGAGCCTCCGGTGTCGCGCCACTTCCATTGCGCGCCAGTTCGATCCCAAGCACAGCTTCGACCTGATTAAGTTTGATCGTGGTCGCGCTGGCTTTATTCGTTCCGTTCCGCCGATCGGCCTCGACTGCCCTTTTCCAGTTCCGGATCGTATCTTTCGAATCCGTCGCCTTGGCGGAAACTTCGGCCGCCGTCATTCCGAGCTCAGCTATCCGAGCCTCGATTTTCTCAATGATTTGAGCCAGGTCAATCATGTGGTGAAATTACCGCTAACGACGGGCTGCAGCGAGCGGTAAGAAAACCGTTGACAGCGGCGGTAAAATAACCGACAAGGTAGCGCTATGACAGAGATCGCGCACCTTCTCGGCCTTGCCGACGCATTCATCGCAGCCACTTCGGTCAAGGAAGTGACGCTTAGCCACCGCGTCTTCGGCGACAGCAAGAAGCTGACGGCCATTCGAAACGGGGCGGACATCACGGTTGGCCGCTTCAATGCGGCGATTGCATGGTTCTCCGCGAACTGGCCCGAAGATGCCGACTGGCCCGCGAATGTTGCGCGCCCGGTTGTGGAGAACGCGGCATGATCTCCTACGGCGACATCAAGTCGGGCGAGGCGACGATGCCGGCGCCGGTTGCGCCAGTCGCGAAGGAAATCGGCAAGCTTCCGGCGCTGGTAGAGGCAGCGGCAGCGCAGCTCGCGCAGGCAAAGAGTGCGGCCGAGGTGCTGGACGCCAAGGACAAGGCTTCCCTGATCTATGACGCGGCCAAACGCGCCGCTCGTCTGGCTGCCGCCAAGGGCGCCCACGATACGCTCATCGCCGAGGCGCACCGCGCACAGGCGAACGCCTTGAAGATCGAGGCCGGCGCCAAAGAGCGTCTTGCCGACGAGTACGACGCGGCACAGCCAGTGGAAGCTCGAAAGGGCGGTCGCCCAAAAACCGTTTCGGGCGAAAACGGTTTTACTGCCAAGGAAGCGGGGATCAGTCGTCAGGCTGTTCACGATGCTCGCCGAGTGCGCAACGCCGAGCAGGCTAGGCCCGGCGTCGTCGCCGAGACGGTCGAGAGGGCGCTCGCGGACGGCAATGAGCCCACTCGCGCGATGGTCAATGCGGCAGTCGCGAAGGCCCTCGGCGAAACCGATACCCCCGACGCGCGCACCGACGTCGAGCGCGAAGCCGACGCCATCGTGTTGGCCTGGGACAAGGCGTCCCCGCCGGCTCGCGAGCGGTTCCTCGACTATCTGCGGTTCGTCGGTTTCACGATCACGGAGAGCAATCCAGCCACTGGCACGGGAGGCGATGATGTAGATCGCAGCGCGGAGCGCGCCAGCAGCGCCGTGAAAGTCGGCGCAACCAATTCGCCCGATGGGGCAACGAGAAGGCTGGATGACTTCGGCTCCGTTCAAGACGGCCTCAAAATGTCTAGCAACGGGCAGCTTCTGGGAGCGGACCGCGAGCCTCCCCAGTCGGAATTCGCGCGGCGGGGCAACGCGCCCGTCAATGAGAGCGTGACGGGCGGAGAGAGTGCCGCAACCGACGAGGAGAGTGCTGACCTGGGAAGGCAGACGATCCCGCTGAGCGGTAAAATCGCCCCGGTATCCAATCCGGCCCTCGTCGGCACCAATTCCGAGATGCCTGCCAACCCCGCGGCCTCCCCAGCCCGGCAGGCGACTGCAGCCCCGGAGGTCACTCCTCCTCCCGCCTCCGGGGCAACCCTTTTCAACAATCCTCGCTGCCTGAAGCCTGAAACCTGTCATCTCAAACATAGCCGTGACTGTTGTTTCGATTGCTCGGTGGCTTGGGCCCAGCGTCCGAAAGACGAGCAGATCCGGCTTTGGGCCGAGGCGAACGAGGCCGCGGCATGAGAGACATCCCTGCAGAAGCTGAGGCGCTGATCGACACTGATCCCGATCTCGCAAATGAAGTGGCCCGCCAATTGGAGCGAAAGCCAATCGGCGGGCTCACCATCAGACAGCGCGACGTCCTCGACTTCATAATCGATTACCTGAAGAAGCAAGGTGTCCCGCCGGTCTATGACGAGATCGCCGACGGTGTTGGTCTCGGATCGAAGTCTGGCGTCAATCGCATCCTCGTAGCGCTTGAGAAGCGCGGATGGATCGCGCGCATGCCGGGCCGCGCCCGTTCAATCGTAGTTCTGAGGGTGCCGGAATGATCGCGGCACTCACCCATATCGCGGCGTTTCTGGCCGGCTCAGTCGTAGCCGCCGTCGCGTGCCATCGTATCGGCCAGCGTCAGACCGATGCTAACGACCTTCGGCCCTTGACCCGGGAAGACGCTGCGCGTCGAGCGGGGTGCTGACCTTGGCACATCCGCGAACGGATCATTCGAATTATCGGCAACCGTTTTCCGTCGCACTGGCAGGTGCAACGGAAGCGGTAATTGGATCGGACGCTGAGCTTGGCGGTTCTTGGTTCGATCCATTTCTCGACCTTTCAGTTTGCGCCGGTTCGACCGGCTTAGTCGCTCGTGGTGACGGACACACCATAGGCGAGAGGAAACCAGCATGTCCGAACCAAGACGGTGCGAATCCGTACCGAAACGGGGCGAGTCGATGAGTATCGCATACGACCACCACAGCCCGGCCGCGCGGGAAGCCTTTGAACTGCTGAAGGCTGGAACCAAGGAAGAATACCGCGTCTGGGGCGACACCAAGACTGCCGCTCGTGATCGGGCGGCGGAAAAGGCCGGGGTTACGCCTGCACAGGCCGAACGGCTTTGGAAGAACTGGCAGACGATGAAGTTTCCCAACGGGGACGTCTATCGCCTTCTGCGAAACAAGTACGGGCATCTCTGCTCATGGATTGAGAACGCCGCCGACGCGGTCGAGGCCAAGCGGCAGGAAATCGAGGAAGCTAATGCGGTTAACAAAAGCTCTGCGTCGCCTGGCGCGGGAGACGGCGATGCTCGGCTTTGAGTGGGCCCGGCACGGCGAAGGACGAGGCTTCGCCTATGCCGCGGTCGGGGCGGCTGCCGCCATTCTCATGGCCATTTGGGCCTACGACGCCAGCAGCATGGCGATCACCGACAAACCAACCATTCAGCGCGCCACGACGTGGTGAGAGAGGGGACTGAGCATGGCAACCGAGGTCGTTTTCACTGTCCCCGGTGACGTGGTGCCGTGGGCGCGGGCCGGTCGCGGCAAAGGCTTCACCTTCACGCCGGCCAGGCAGCGCAACTACATGGGCGTGCTCCGGTCGGCCGCGCATGAGGCAATGCATGGCATGGCGCCTATGAGTGGGCCATGCCGGCTCGTCGTGACCGCCGATTATCCGTGGCCGAAGTCGACCACAAAGAAGCGCCGGGCCGCTCCTGATGGCGCATGGAAGGACACCAAGCCAGACGCCGACAATATCACGAAAATCGTGAAGGACGCGCTGTCGGGGATCGTGTTCGTCGACGACGCTCAGTGCGCCGAAATCCGCACCGTAAAGCGCCTGGCCGACGCCGCGAGCCTTCGCGTCGAGGTCACGTCTCTCGTCGGCACACCAGTGGAGATCGCGGCGTGATCAAGGCAGCACCAGCCACCAAGGCGATGAACAAGGCCGAGGCAACGGCCATCACAGAACGCATCCGCAAGCATATCGACGCGGCCTGGGCGGACATCACCCGCGCCTACGAAGGCAAGGCTTGGAAGGCAATGGGCTATTCGTCCTGGGAAGCCTACGTCAAAGCCGAGTTCGATATGGGTCGCAGTCGGTCGTATCAGCTTCTCGACCAAGGCCGCGTGATCCAGGCACTTAGGGAGGCGACCGGCAAAGTGTCCACATCTGTGGACGTTTCGGAGGCGGCGGCCCGCGAGCTGAAACCCGACCTTCCGGCTGTCACCGCCGAGATCAGAGCCAAAGTCGAAGCCGGCGAAGATCCGAAGAAGGCGGTTGACGAAACGGTCGCGGCCAGGCGCGCCGAAAAGGAACGGCAGCGCGAGGAAAGGAAGGCCCAACAAGCGGAGTTCGACCGCCAGCGGGAAGAGGCGAGGGCAGCTCTGCCAGATGAGGTGAAGGCCCAGCAGACAGCGAAGCAGCAGGCGATCGAGGCCAGGCAGAAGCCGCAACCTGCCAATGATGGACTGTCGCCGGAAGACCGCATCGCGGAACTGGAAGATGCTGTGCGCTCCCTTGAGGCAGAGAATGCGCGGCTGAAGGCCGAGAACAAGAAGTTCGGCGAGATGAAAGCCGAATGGGAGAAGGGCGGCTTCGAGGCGGTCATCGCAGGGAAAGATGCGGTGATAGCGGCTCAGGCAAGCCGCATCGAGCGCGAGAGCCAGGAGAAGGTCCGGAATCTCAACACGTCGGAGATGTGGCGCAAGCGAGCCGAAGAGGCTGGCTGGTCAAACGACGTCGTGATTCCGCTTCCGGGGAGGGCAGCACATGGCTGATCCCGCGAAGATCATGGCTCGGGTCCGGGCACTCGGTGCCAACGTTGTCATCGACGGAGGCGGGCTCAAGATCATCAACGGCAAGAAGCTGCCGGCCGATGCCCTTGCCTTCATCAAGCAACACGCCGGTGCAATCGCGGACTGGCTCGATCGCGAAGGTGAGTTCGAGGAGCGTGCCGCGATTATCGAGTTCGATGGTCACACGCCTCGCGAATGGGCCGAACAGTTCGCGAAGTTGCTCATCAGCATGCGCCCGCAAGGTGTCAGCGATCTGGATTGGTCGTGGTTCATCAACCGCGCCGGGAACATCATCGATGAAGCACCAATGGCGAGGGCTGCATGAAAAGTCATCGCGTCCTCGTCGCATGTGAGTTTTCAGGGATTGTCCGTCGTGCGTTTGCCGCGCGAGGGCATGATGCATGGTCTTGTGACCTGCTGCCGGCCGAAGATCGGAGCAACCGGCACATCGTTAGCGACGCCCGCGATCTACTTGATGACGGGTGGGACCTGCTCATCGTTGCTCACCCGCCTTGCACGCGACTCTGCAATTCTGGCGTCCGCTGGTTGTCGACACCGCCACGGGGCCGGACGGCCGAAGAGCTATGGGACGAGCTTCGGGAGGGGGCGGAGCTCTTCTCTGCATTCTGGAATGCTCCCGTCGATCGCGTGTGCGTCGAAAACCCTGTGATGCACCGGCATGCCAAGGCCCTGATCGAGAACTACGTCGAGCCCGCGCAATCGGTTCAGCCTTGGCAGTTCGGCCATGGCGAGGTGAAGCGCACTTGCTTCTGGCTTCGGGGCTTGCCGCCGCTGGTGCCGACCAATGTGGTCGATGGTCGAACCGCTCGCGTGCACCGCATGTCGCCCGGCCCGGATCGGCGCAAAGAGCGCTCCCGGTTCTTCTCTGGCATCGCCGAGGCCATGGCCGATCAATGGGGTGAGCTGCCCGCGCAGGGCGATCTCTTCGCGAGGTTCGCGGCATGAACTCCCTCACCACCTCTCAGAAGCGCTGGTTTGCCTGCCTCCTGGCCGCGTCTGTCACTGGCAGCGTGATCTTGGTCGCCGTGATCGGGGGCGCGCGATGACTGCTCAGATCCTCATCGGCGACGTGTTCGACAGACTGAAGGAACTGCCATCCAGCAGCGTCGACTGTGTGGTGACGTCGCCGCCCTATTGGGGCCTGCGCGACTACGGCGTCGCCGGCCAGATCGGTCTAGAGCCGACGCTGGGCGAACACCTGGATGTCATGGTTCGCGTGTTCCGCGAGGTCCGCCGGGTACTGAAGCAGCAGGGCACGCTCTGGCTCAACTATGGCGACTGCTACGCGACGTCGCCGAATGGCCGCGCGGCTGCAGATGTACAGAACGATGATCGGACGTTCCGCGATAAGCCGTTCTCGACCGTCGGCGGCGTGTTGAAGCCCAAAGATCTCTGCATGATCCCGAACCGGCTGGCGATCGCGCTGCAGGAAGACGGCTGGTGGGTACGAAGCGAGATCATCTGGCACAAACCGAATCCCATGCCGGAAAGCGTCTATGACCGACCGACCGTCGCGCATGAGAAGGTGTGGCTCCTCACTAAGGGCGAAGACTACTTCTATGACCACGAGGCAATTCGTGAGCCCTGTAGTCCTAACACCCATGCGCGGATGGCGCAGAACGTCAGCGCTCAAGCGGGTTCGAAGAGAGCGAATGGCGGGACACGGCCTGACAGACCTATGAAGGCAGTGGTCCGCAAATTCGCGGACGAAAAAGACCCGAACATAAAGTCGAAAAAGTCGTTCGCTGAAGGCACGGCGCGCATCGTCGAAACCCGAAACGCTCGCAACGTCTGGTCGATCGCGCCCAAGGCTTTCCGCGAAGCGCACTTCGCCACCTTCCCGCCGATGCTCGCCGAGCGGTGCATCAAGGCAGGCACGCCAGTCACAGTATGCGGCTGCTGTGGTGCCCCGAGCGGCTGCGGGCCGCTCTGCTCCGCCTTCGAACGAGTGCCCGGCACGGTGCTTGATCCGTTTGGAGGCGCCGGCACGGTTGGCTTGGTGGCGGAGGCGCTGAACCGCGACAGCATCCTTATCGAACTGAACCCGGAGTATGCCGAGATTGCGCGGCGTCGGATCTTCGGACCTGAGAAGCCTGTCGAGGTGGCAGCATGAACCTCTTTTCCCCACAACCGCAGGCTATCAACCTTCGCCCCTATCAGGTCGACGCTGAAGAAGCGCTCCGCGAAGGCATCAGGCAGGGCAGGCGCCGGCAAATCCTCGTTGCGCCGACAGCATTCGGAAAGACCGAGACCTCGGCGCACATCATTCAGCAAAGCCAGGAGAAGGGCGCGACCGCATGGTTCATCGTGGACCGTGTTTCCCTGATCGACCAGACGAGCGAGCGGTTTGCCCAATACGGGATCGATCATGGCGTGATCCAGGCCGACCACTGGCTGACGGACTCTTCCAAGCCCGTCCAGATCGCCAGTGCACAGACGCTCGCGCGGCGAAAGATCGACAGGCTGCCCGACCTGATCGTGTGGGACGAGTGCCACGCCGTCTATAAGTCGATCGTCGAGCTCGTCGAGAAGGCCTCCAAGGCCAAAGTCATCGGCCTCACCGCAACACCGTTCACCGCGGGCATGGCCAACCATTGGGATGGCGTTGTCAACGGCGCAACGGTCAACAAGCTGCTCGAGATGGGCTTTTTGACGCCGCTCAAGATCAAGGCTTGCGTCACGCCCGACATGACCGGGGTGAAGAAGAAATTCACCGGGGAATATGAGGACGAGGAGGCCGGTTCGCGTGGCATCACCATCATCGGCGACGTGGTGCAGACGTGGGTGGAGCAGACGCACAAGCACTTCGGCGGGCCTGCGAAAACCATCGTGTTCTCCCCTTCAGTGAAACATGGCGCCGAACTGTGCCGCCAATTCGCCGACGCGGGCTACAATTTCCAGCAGATCAGCTATCTCGACAGCGACGATGATGATCGTCGGGCGAAGATAGCCGAGTTCCGCAAGCCGGATAGCGCCATTGATGGCCTGGTGTCCTGCGCTGTGCTCACCAAGGGATTCGACGTTCCCGACGTGATGATCGGCATTTCGTGCCGACCCTATCGCAAGTCGTTTTCCTCGCACATTCAGGAGATGGGCCGGGTGATGCGTATCGCCCCAGGCAAGGAATACGGCCTGTGGCTCGACCATTCCGGCAACAGCATCGCCTTTGCCGACGATACGGCCTGGCTGTTCGAATATGGCGTCGACAGTCTGTCCGATGCTGCGAAGCGCGACAGTGAGGTTCGCGAGCCGAGCGAGCGCGTGCGGAAAGAACGGTTCTGCGGCGACTGCGGCATGAAGATGGAGGCCAACTCCATGACGTGCCAGTCATGCGGGTGGGAGCGCCCGCAGCGCGGCGAGATCCGGATCGTTCAAGGCGAGATCATCGATTTCGAGATGAGCACTCGCGAGGCATTCCAGCCGCGGGCGGGCCTTCGCGCGGAGTGCTTGGGAAATCCTCGCGCGATCTGGAACGCGGCGCTGGCCTATTGCTTCGCCAATGGCAGACGGGGGCCGGATGCATCTCGCAAATGGGCATACGGCATCTGGACCGGGATCTACCCGAACAACAAGCTCCCCAGCGGCTTGTTCGATGCTCCTTGCGATAGCTCGCGTGTCCAGCCGGACGAATACTCGCTGATCGAGCGTGAGGTGAAGAGATTCAGGAAGCATTCGAGGGTTGCGGCATGAACGTCAACGAAGCGATCGAACAGGCCTGCGCCTCGGTCGGCATCAAGCCGCCGAGGGCATACCAGCCGGGGAGGTGGGCGAAATGCGACACGCTCGACGGCAAGTCGGGAAAGGGGGACGGCCGGGTCAACGTCGACGACCTGAAGGTGACGGCCTTCAACTGGAAACTGGGGCAGAGTGCAACGATCTGGCTGAAGGATCGGGACAGCCTGTCGCCGGTCGAAAAGCGCCAGTTCGCCGAACGCAAGGCGAAGGACGACGCGGAGCAGAAGCGTCGGACAGATGAAGCTGCGAGAATTGCGTCGGCGATCGTCGAAACCGCCACGCTCAAATCCCATCCATATCTAGCGGCCAAAGGTTTCGCGTCTGAAAAGGCGCTCGTGGTCGATTCGAGCACGGTTCGCCGGATCGGCGGCGAATACCTTATCGCTGGCGAGCGGGCCGTTGTCATGCCGGCGCGGATGGGACAGCGCATCACCAGCGTGCAACTCATCTGGGAAGACGGAACAAAGAAGTTCCTTGCGGGTGGCGAAATCAGCGGTTCATGCCATCGCATCGCCAAGGGTGCCGATACGTGGCTTTGCGAAGGATATGCGACCGGGCTATCTCTCCGATCCTCGCTGAAATCGCTCAATCGAGCCGACACCGTTCTGTGTTGCTTCTCAGCATCGAATGTCGCGGCGGTAGCCAAGCGGATCGATGGGCGCTGCTACATCGCGGCCGATCACGACAAACCCATGGAGCAGTTCGGCGGCCTCGGCACCGGCGAGCATTGGGCGCGCGTGGCGGCCAAGCCGTATGCGCTGCCGCCTGAACCAGGAGACATCAACGACATGCATATGAGCGCAGGCATATTCGCCGTGCAAAAGCTCTTGGCTGAGACGATCAGGAAGGCGCGGGCATGAATCATTTCCACGCAAAGGCCGAATGGATCAACGGGGCTTGGCGAGCGATGGTCCGCTACAGCCACAAGGCCGACTATTGGCCCGTCATGGATGGCGAGAAGCCGGCTCGATACCCAACAAAGGCAGAAGCCGAGATAGCCGCTCTCCGAGCTCAGGAGCGACACATGAATGGCACGATCCGTGGTTTCGGCGAGAAGGCGGAGGCTGCGCGCATCGAGGCCAACAAGATTTTCCGCCTCGGTAAGAAGCCGGTCGTCTTCGAAAGTAGGAAGAAGCGGGCATGACGCTTCACGTTTGCCCCGCCTGTGGCCAGCCCCTGGCTCATCATGCCCCGAAAGAAGCGCTTGCCGCGGTGCCACTCAGTTATCGTGGTCGCGCAATCATCGAATGCCTCTCCAAGGCCTATCCCCGCTATGTATCCGGGCCTGACCTTGTTGAGGTGGTCTACCGGCACGACCGGGACGGCGGCCCGCTCTATGCGGCCAATGTCATCACGTCCTGCATTGCCGAGATCCGCCCGAAGATTGAGCCCTATGGCTGGACCATTCCAAAGAACAAGCCGGGGAAGGGCGCAATCGGATACCGGCTTATGCCGATAGGCGAGAGTGTGTGAGGGCCGCATGATCGATCCGCGCGTCCAGGCCCTCTGCGATGAGTTCGGGATAGAGATAATCCCGGGGCACAGATACCCCGAGCTTGGCCAGACGCGTGCCGCGAAAACGATCCAGCGCATACTTCGGCGGCATGGCGAGGATCATGCCCGGTGGGTGCTGCGGACGCTCGCCGAGACCTCGAACAACAAGATGCTGATCGACGAAACCGGGCTATGGGCGGCATCGGATCTGATCCGAGCCTATTGGGATGAACTGCAGGCCGATCCCGAGGCATGGTTTCAGGTGTGGGACACCCTCCCTGTCGGTCGCCGGCAGTGGGAGGTGCAACAGCGGCTGAGCGGGTTCGTCAACCAGCGTGCCGCGCTCGCCGGCGTCATCAATCAGCATCTCTATGAGCGGTTCCATCGCGATCATCCAGACTTATTGGAGCGGGCAGGGCTATGAACGAAGTCGAAATCACCGAACGCCTCATCCTTGCGGCCGAGATCGAGGGCGCCGCGGCATTCGCCAACGTTGGTCCGGGCCGAGGGCCAGGCTATGTCCGGGCGATGGCGCTCCCCTACGTCCACGATTGGGCGGACAAGAACGGCTGGGGGAAGGAGCGCCTGAAACAAGATGAGCGCGAGTTCCAGGAAAGCGTTTTCCGGCGCCCGACCCCGGCTCAAATTAGCGAGGCCGAGGAGGCGGTGGGCTGGTACGCCCTGGTCGAGAATGAGGATCACAGGAGGGCGCTTGCCGTCTGGGTGGATTGCATGGTCGACAATAAGCGGCGATTTTTCAAGGACTGGTGCCAGTGCGAGAAAATCTCGGAAAAGACCGGGAGAAAGCGAAAAGATGCCGCGATCGCGCGAATTCTTGCACAACTCGTTCGCAGCGATGTGCAGAATTGCAATAACGCGCCAGAAGAGGGGTTGTTCGGCACCCCCGAAATGGACGATGTTGACGGCAGGATCGGAGACGCATGGCGCGGTGATCCATACTCCCTGAAACACAGCAGCGGCGCACTCGATTTCAGCTGGGCGCAAAAGCGCAACGAGCGTCGCCGCAAGCAACGCGAAGCCGCCAAGCGGAAGAAAGAGGCGGCATGAAGTTCCATTTCGGCGGCTTGCGACCGGGGCAACTCCGGTTCGACGTCGGGACGATGAGCTACGGCAAGCACCCCGATCGTCAGACGTTGCGCCGATGGATGACCCACAGCATTGGCAAAGGCTCGTGGGGGGTCAGCTTCGGGCATAGGCTGTTCATCGGCGTTCTCCGCCTTGAGAACAGCAAGGAAGTCCGAGAGCGGATCAAGTGATCAGGACGGCGGGCGGCCTAGGCTAAGGCCTAAACGCAGCGGCCAAGCAGATGGACCCAATCAAGAAGAGTGCCACGGAGGCGCCAACACAGATCAGGCCGAGGACCTGGAATAGGTTCGACGTCTTTCTGTGTCGATCGTCCTGTTCATCCTGCCACTTGTCGACGTAGCGGGTCGAGTAGAACGCCATTATCCATCCAATCGCGCCCAGGGCCGTGCCGATGGCCCATAGCATCATTGAGTTCGCTGCGGACGTGGCAATGTGAGGCGGAAGGCCGCCGATCTGGGACAGCACCGCCACTGCAGCCCCTCCGTTCAGGAGAATGACAGCCTTGATCCCACCCCGCGCGTACTCTTGAGAGATTTCGCGATAGTCCGCCATGCCAGTCCTCCCCAATGCCCGTCATGAAAAGTTCGCCCAAGCCCTATCGAAGGGCATGAATGCAACGGAAGCATACGCAACTGCGGGCTACAAGGGTGACCGGACCGCCGCTTCCCGGTTGTCAACAAATGTCAACGTTGCGCAACGCGTCGCGGAGCTGCAGGGCAGGGCGGCGAAAAAGGCTGAAGTCACGCTCGAAAGCCTGCTGAACGAGCTCGAAGAGGCTCGATCGCTGGCGATGAACGAGAAACAGTCAAGCGCTGCCGTCTCCGCGACCATGGGCAAGGCGAAGCTGACCGGGCTCCTTATCGAGAAGCGCGAACACACCGGCCGCAATGGTGGTCCGATCCAGACCGTCGACCTCACAAAACTAAGTGGTGATGAGCTCGCTCAACTCGAAGCTATCTTCGGTCCGCTTGCCGGATCCGGCGACGATGATGCGCCTGATCAGGGAGGAGAAGGCGAGGCGGGCAGCGGAGGCTGAAAGGGAGCGCGTTGCCAAGGATGCCGAACGCATTCGAGCGAAGTGTCAAACCCTGTCGGGGTTCATCCGCGAGGCCTGGCACGTCGTCGAGCCGTCGATCACCTACGTCCATGGCTGGCATATCGACGCGATCTGCGAGCACCTTGAGGCGGTCACCAACGGCGAGATCATCCGCCTCCTGATCAACGTGCCGCCAGGTACGATGAAATCGCTCATCACGGGTGTGTTCTGGCCGGCATGGGAATGGGGGCCGATTGCGCGGCCGTCGCTGCGTATCCTCGGCTCGTCCTACTCCGAGGACTACGCCAAGCGCGACAATCGCCGAATGCGCGATCTGGTCGATTCGGACTGGTATCAGGCGCTCTGGGGCGACACGGTCCAGTTGACGCGCCGCGGCGAGATGGCCTTCGCCAACACGAGGACCGGTTTTCGCCAGGGCGTTCCGTTCTCGCGCCTAACCGGCGGCCGTGGTGACAGGGTGATCATCGACGACCCGCATTCGGTCGATGGCGCTGAGAGTGAAGCTGACCGGCTATCGACGGTTCGGACGTTCAGGGAATCGGTACCGACCCGCCTAAACGATCCGGAACGCTCGGCGATCATCGTCATCATGCAGCGCCTGCACGAGGGGGACGTTTCAGGGTCCATCCTGTCGCTTGGCCTGGGATACGAGCATCTGATGCTCCCGATGGAGTATGAGCCGGAACGCCAGTGCCGGACCAAGATCGGCTTTGTCGACCCGAGGAATGAAGACGGTGAACTGCTCTTTCCCGAGCGCTTCCCGCGCCATGTGGTCGAGCGAGACAAGATCCCGCTGGGCTCCTACGCCGTGGCGGGCCAGTTCCAGCAGCGCCCAGCACCTCGCTCGGGCGGTATGTTCCAGCGTGGCGATTTCCAGATCGTCGACGCGGTTCCGGCCGGAGCGAAGCGATGCAGGGCATGGGACTTCGCGGCCTCCAAGCCAAAACCGGGCAAGCAGCCGGATTGGACCGTCGGCCTCAAGATGGCTTACGTCAACGGCACCTTCTACGTCGAGGACGTGCGCCGGGATCGGTGGTCCGCTTCTGACGTCGAGAAGAACCTGAAGAATGCAGCGTCTCAGGATGGCCTCGCGGTCACAATCCGCATGCCGCAGGATCCTGGCGCGGCCGGTAAGTCCGACGCCGAGACGAAGGTGAAGCTGCTCGCCGGATACTCGGTGAAGGTGATGCCCATCACGGGCGACAAGGCGACCCGCGCACGGCCGGCATCCGCGCAGGCCGAAGCGGGGAATGTAAAACTGATCCGCGCGCCATGGAATGAGCCTTTCCTCGATGAGCTTTGCTCCTTCCCGAACGGACAATTCGACGATCAGGTCGATGCCTTTGCCGATGCTCTGAACGAGCTAGCGCTGGGCACCGGTTACACCTTATCCGACATGCAGAAGGCGTTCGCATGAATGAGATCACAAAGCCGCGCGTCCGGGTCACAACGGATGGCGTGGTCACATTCGCGGACGGCTTTGCCAACTTCCTGGCTGGTTTGGGTGCCGGCAATCCCAAGATGGCGGCCAACTCCTATGTGATGGAGTGCAGCCAAGTCGAGCTCGAGAACGCCTATCGTGTCTCGACATGGTTCGGGAAGATCGTCGACATCCCGGCCGACGATGCAACGCGTGGCTGGCGGTCCTGGCAGGCGGAGCAAGACCAGATCGAGGCAATCGAGGCGGAAGAGAAGCGCCTGCAGATCAAGCAGAAGGTGCGGCAGGCACTGATCTGGGCCCGGCTCTATGGTGGCGCGGTCATCATTCCGGGCGGCCTTCCTGGTGACCCGGAGCAGCCTCTGCCGATCGACCGTGTAAACAAAGGCGCCGTCAAGTTCCTGACCGTCCTGCATCGCTTTGACGACGTGCAGCCGGAGGGAATCATCCGCGATCCGCTCAGCGAGTTCTATGGACAGCCTGAGCGTTGGATCCTGAACGGGGCCGGGGCACAACAGATCACGCTCCACCCCTCGCGCGTCATCCTGGTCAATGGCCGCAAGGTTCCGTCGCGGCTCGGCGGCAACGATGTCTGGGGCGATAGTGTATGGCTGCACCTCGCCGATGCGGTCAGGAATGCGGATGCCGGCGCCGCGGTGATCGGCGCGCTGATGCAGGAAGCCAAGATCGACGTCGTCAGGCAGCCGAACCTGATGACGGGCATGGCATCGGTCGAATATGAATCGGTTCTGCTCCAGCGCTATCGTATGGCCGCCATGCTGAAGAGCGTGGCGAATGTCCTTCTCCTCGACAAGGAAGACGAGTGGGAGCAGAAACAGGTCACATGGGCCGGCTTGCCCGATGTCATGACCACGCTGCTGACGATTCTGTCGGGCGCGGCGGATATCCCAGTCACGAGGTTGATCGGCACCAGCGCCAAAGGGCTGAACGCCACGGGCGAGGGCGACCTCCGGAATTACTACGACAACGTTAAGTCCAAGCAGGAGCTGACGCTTTCTCCCGCGCTCGCGCCGCTCGACGAGATGCTGATCCGCTCTGGTATCGGCACCCGGCCGGAATCGGTCTGGTACGACTGGAACCCGCTCTGGCAGCCGACGGAGAAGGAACAGGCCGAAGTCGACAAGATGGAGGCCGAGACCACCAACATCTACGCCATGACGGGGCTTGTCCCGGCATCGGCGCTCGCCAAGTCCGTAGCCAATCGGATGATCGAGAGCGGGCGCTGGCCTGGGCTGGAGCAGGGGATAGCCGAAGCCGACGAAGAGCTTGGCGAGGTAGAGCCCGATCCGACCGATCTGGAGACGGGCGAGGAAGGCCAGACTGGCGGCGAGGGGGTCGCGGAAGTCTGATGAAGATCGACCTAGCGCGGATGGCTCGCGCCAAGGGCATTCGGCGCCCGCGCATCGAAGGCCCCCAGATCGAGCCGACCAAGGCGCAGCGGGATGATCTGGCCCGGCTCTACGTGCGAACGGTGCGAGTGTGGGTGTCGGGAGCCCGTGAGCGTATCCTGCCCGCCTATGAGCGCGCCTTGGCCGAGCAGAGGGCAGTGGATCGGCTGACACTTGACCGAGCCGGTGACGTCGAGGTGGAGATCGAGGCCGTCAACAATGAGGCGGTGCGCACGGTCTTCACGTTCCGGGGGCTGTTCCAAGCCTGGGCCGATGCACTGCAGACATGGCACATGCGACGGTTCGTTTCGGCTCTGCTCTACGCGACCAAGGTTGACCTCGCCACTCAGATGCATGCCGGTGACGTCGAGGAGACCATCGAGGATGTGATCGCGCGCAACGTGGCGCTTGTCCGCGACGTATCGGATCAGGCCCGCGGACGGATTTCCGACATCGTGTTTCGCGGCCTGCAGAACCGTACCCCAGCCCGAGAGGTGGCGAAGGAGATTGCCGAAGCTACCGGCATGGCACGGCGCAGGGCGCTGAACATCGCCATGGATCAGACGCAAAAGCTCTCGTCTGCTCTCGATCGGCAAAGGCAATTACAGGTCGGCATGACCAGTTTCGAATGGCGCCACAGTGGAAAGCTGCACTATCGGCCCGAGCATCTGGCCCGGAACGGGAAGGTGTTCGCCTGGTCGAGCGACGTCGGGCGGAACGATCCGCCCGGCATGGCGCCGTTCTGCGGATGCAAGGCCAAGGGTGTTCTGGAGTTGGAGTGATGGCGAGCATGAAGGGGATGGAGCGCCACAAGAAGCGCCTCCAAAACATGCGGCAGGCCGCCAAGCAGATCACGGCGGCGCTCTATTCGGCCGGACAGGATATAGAACTCGAAGCCGAGCATTCGATCACACAAGGCAGTGTGTCGGGGAAGGGGCATGTGCCCTCCGCCCCTGGCCAGCCGCCGAACCGTGACACGGGTACCCTGGACACGAATATCGAGACCACCATCGAGGCGCAAAACCCGCCCACAGTGCATGTGACCAGCAACGCGCCATACTCGGCCGCGCTGGAATACGGCACGTCCAAGATGGCGGAGCGCCCATTCATGCGGCCCGCGACCGAGAAGAACCGGAAGAAAGTCGGGCAGAAGGTCGCCCAGGCAGTGCGCGTGACGATCAGGAGAGGATGATGGCAGACAGCTATCTCGACACCGCCGGCGGCCTGCAGCAGGTCCCGACGGTCAATGTGGTGGAGAAGCCGGCGCAGCCCTATGTGGCGACCGATGGCTCCATGCAGTCCGCTGTCGCCATCACCGTGGGCGCGGGCGGCGAGATCATCGAGGACGGCGACCCGGTAGAGGTAAAGCCCTCGAACGGCACGACTGCCTCTTATCAGGGGACATATGAGGACGGTGCGGTCACCCTGCCTGCGAATGTCGCCATGACGGCAGATTCGGATGCGGTTGGCATCTGGAACGCCAGCGATGACAGCCGGGGTAACGGGTCTGCGTTCGTTAATGAAGGATTTCTGACCGCTGTTCGCCTTCCGGCGCAGAACGACGTGGTCGGCAACGGCGCCAGTGTCATCATCTCCAAAGCCGACAATACCGGGATGTTGGCCACCGGAACGGCGAATGTGCCGGCCAACACGAACACCTTCGAGAATGTCGGGCTCCCTCAGAACTATGCCGTTATTCAGGATGGCGCCGACAGCATCGATGTTCTCGACTACGGCTCTGGCGGAGGGCAGGTGGCAGGTGTCGCTCGGGTGAGCGGCAATGCTGGGAATGTCCAGCTTGCCAACTCCACCACGAAGATAGCCATCAATGCCGCCCCTGCGCAGGTGACGGCAGGAGGCAAGACCGTAGGCATCACGCTCGCAGTCGATCAGGGCGCCTGGCAGCCGTTCCCGTTGGTCAACGCCACGGACGCGATCGTGTCGGACGGCGATGCGCTCACCGTGCCTGTCACCGGAACCTACACGACCACCGCCACGCTCACCGTCGCCAATGGCGTCATCACGAGCATCACGCTCAGCTAGAGGCTTCCATGCTCCTCACCGACAAGATCACGCTGGACGGCGTTCGCCGGACCAGCGACGGATATCTCGTGGCTGATGCCAGGGTCGCCCGCACGGGCATCCAGGCCTATGCCGGCTATGAGGTCGACCCCGAGAACAAGCACGGCCTGCGCGACAAGGCCGTGGTGCGTGTCTATAGGCCCGAGGAGGAGGTGTTCAGCAAGGACGCGCTCCACTCCTATGCGTTCCGCCCCGTCACGATCGATCACCCCAGCGAGGCCGTTACGGCCGACAACTGGAAACGGTACGCGGTCGGACAGACCGGCGGGGAGGTGGCGCGGGACGGCGAATTTGTCCGCGTGCCCCTGGTCCTCATGGACGCCGATGCCATCGCAGCCGTCGAGAACGGCAAGCGCGAACTCTCCATGGGCTATTCGACCGATCTGCAGTTCACCGATGGCGTCACGCCGGACGGCCAGCCCTACGACGCTGTGCAGCGCACTCTCCGAATGAACCACCTCGCGGTCGTCACCGCTGCGAGGGGCGGTTCCAACCTTAAGATCGGTGACGACAAGAAAGGAAACCGGTCCATGACCGACAAACTTCGCACTGTATTGGTGGACGGCCTGTCGGTCGAAACGACCGACCAGGGCGCCCAGGCGATCGAGAAGCTGACCAAGGACAAGGATTCGCTCCTGACCAAGCTTGCCGATGCCGAAAAGGCCTATCAGACCGCCATCGCGGCCAAGGATAGCGAACTCGCCAAGAAGGATGCCGAAATCGACAGCCTCAAGGGCAAGATCCTCGACGGTGCTGCGCTCGACGCGAAGGTGGCAGCTCGTGCCGATCTGATCGCCAAGGCCAAGGCCATCGCGCCGAGCATCGCCACAGACGGCAAGTCGGACGACGATATCCGCAAGGCTGCCGTGGTCGCGAAGCTTGGTGATGCAGCCATCAAGGACAAGCCGCAGGCCTATGTCGATGCCCGTTTCGACATCCTCGCCGAGGAAATCAAGGGCGGCGACCAGCTCCGCGATGCGATCACGCATCTCCGGACGTCGGCGAACGTGTCGGACGCGGCAAAGGCCGAGAAGGACGCACACGCCGCGTACCTCGCCCGGTTCGATCGCAAGAAGTCGGCGTAAGCGCCGCCTCTCCATCCTCCCGCAACATGCCGCCCTCTGAGGCGGCTTTTTCATAGGAGAAGACGGATATGCCTCCGCTTCAGACTTCCATTCCGACCTCCATGGCACCGGGGGCCGTCGGCCGCCGTCAGAACATGGAGGAGTGGAACGGCCTCACCGGTCTCGCCGAAGACACGGCCGCCAATCCCATCGGCTTCGCTCAGCCCGTCATGCGAGGCACCGCAGGCGAGCAGGTGAAGAAGTACAACGGCACCGGTGTTTTCCGTGGCCTCACCGAAGCCGACGTAACGATCGGCGCCGATACCTATCCCGAGGGCTACAACGTCCCAGTGATGGAGAGCGGCGTGATCTGGGCTCTTGCTGGTGGCGCCTGCACGGCTGGTACGCCGGTCTACTGGATCGCCGCCTCGGGCAAATACACCAGCACGGCCACCAGCAACACGCTGATCCCGAACGCCGAGTTCGACAGCGCGGCTGCTGCCGATGGCGACCTGGTGCTGATCCGGCTCCGCCGCATCCCGGCCGCTCCGCCCGCACCCTGATCCGCAACTCTGACAGAACGCCGCCAGGCTGAAGTCTTTCACAAGGAACTTTGCTCCCATGCAGCCCTTCAATATCTTTGACGCTGATCCGGCGCTGGTCTTCAGCTTCGCGCGTCAGCAGAGCCATGTGCTCAATGCCCGAATCTACGAGATCGAATATCCCGAGATGGATTATGCCGCTCTCGTGCCGATCAACCGGGAATATCCGGAGTGGGCGTCCGGCGTCGACACCCTGATCGGCGACATCGTCGGTAAGGCGGAATGGCAGTCCGGCTATGCCAAGGACATCCCGCTCGCCGATACGACCCTCGCCATGGTGTCGACCAGCTTCGACATGTACGCCGTTGGCTATCAGTGGAACATCGAGGAGTTGGGCAAGGCGGCCTTCCAGGGTTTCCCCCTGACCAATCGCCGTGCCGAAGCCGCCCGCCGGGCCTCCGAGGAGTTCCTATGGAACAACGTGCTGTTCGGATCGGCCGTGAAGAAGTGGACCGGTCTCCTCAACAGCCAGTACATCACCCCGACCGCCGCCCCCAACGACGGAACCTCTGCGCCGCAGACGGCATGGGTGCTGAACACGGGCGTCGGCAACAAAACCCCGGAGCAGATCGTCCGCGACATCAACATCCTGATCATGGGTCCCATCGCGAACCCGGATCAGGTGCTGACGAGCACGCTCGCGGATACGGTGCTGCTGCCGTCGCTCGCCTACCGGTACATCGCCGGCACGCCCTATGGCGTCACGAGCCCCGGCAAGTCGATCCTGCAGTATGTGATGGAGACGAACGTCTACACGCTCCGCACCGGTCGACCCCTCATGATCCGCGACCTTGCGGAACTGTCGAAGGCGGCAACGGTCGGGGTAGCCGGTGGCGGTCGTGGCATCGGTTACCGCAACAGCCAGGACGTGCTCGAGCTTCCGCTTCCGATGCCGTTCCGGTTCCTGCCGACGTACCAGGACGGCCCTCTGAACTACGTTGTGCCCGGCATCTCGCGTACCGGCCCGGTGGACGTCAAGCGGCCCCTGTCGATGCGCTACCTCGACGGCATCACGCCAGTGCCGCCGGCTTCCTGATCGGCGCCGTTATAGCGTTTGCGGCCCCGGCATTTGCTGGGGCCGCTTCACCTCACCGGAGACACGGCGATGCACACCATCAAGAACCTCGTGAACAGCCCGTATGACATCCGCCTCAAGGACGGGACGACGGCACGGCTGCCAGCGCGCGGCGAAATCACGGTCGAGGTCGACCCCTTGCATCTGCCGCTTTATCGGCAACTCGGGTATTTCGAGATCCGCGAGAGTGCCGACCAGCAGCCCGCCGACGATCTCGCCCGCCTTCGCGCCGACTACACCGAAGTGACCGGCAAGAAGCCCTTCATGGGCTGGGACGCCGCGGAACTGCAGAAGCGCATCGACGCCGCCCTGGAGGGCTGATCGTGGCCTACGAACCTGTCACGCCGGCACAGTTCAAGACGGCCAAGCCGCAGTTTTCGGCAGTGGCAGATGAGACGGTGCAGATGTATCTCGACATGGCGGGCCGCGTCGTCGACCAGTCATGGACGGCGGGCGACTACCAGAACGCCATCATCGCCTTTGCCTGCCATCTGATGACGCTGGAAGGCCTTGGCACCGATGCGGCCAGCCAGTCCCACAAGACAGGCGCGGCGGAGTTCGAAAGCATCAAGTCTGGGACGCTCACCCTGAACCGGTTTCGCCGCGATGCTGGTGAGCAAGCCACATATCTGGACTGGCTCAATTCCACCCCGTGCGGCCGCTACTACGTGTTCCTGCTGAGGCTCAACAAGGGCGGGCCGCGTGTCGCAATGGTGTCCTCTGGCGTGCGGCCAAGCCCATACGCCAAGGACTGGTGCGGGCCTGCATATGGCTGGCCCGGAGTGTTCTTCTGATGGCTGGCCTGCTCGACACCGACGCCCTACAGAGCATCTTCGGTTCTGTCCTGTCGTCGATTTATGGCGATGGGCAGTTGATCCGGATCGTGATGCAGCGCCAGCCAGGTGGCAGCGTCATTCCCGTCGAGCAACCGCCGGTCCCGATAAAGGTTCAGGTCGACGCCTGCACCGAGGCCATGCGCCAGCAAGCGGGATACACCGACACGGATGTTCGCCTTCTGATCCTGCAGAGTGGTGTTCCCGGTGACAAGCCGACCAGCGACGACATCGTGATTGCGCAGGGGCGCCGCTGGAAACTCTACGGCATCACCGAGGATCCGGCCCGCGCCTATTGGGAAATGCGCGGCATTCGAGATGCAACGGAGGAATAGGCCATGTCTCGATCGAAGAAAGCCGCCCAGCCGGCCGAACCCGAGGTGACCGGCGAACAGGCCTATAAGCAGGCGGTGTCGAGCGTGACCTCGCGCTGGTTCCGTGTCACGGCCGACCGGTTCGACTGGCTTTTCGCGCCGAACAAGATGAAGGCGTTCCGGAGGGGACAGATCGCCTATGAGCCCATGGCTTGCGTCCAGGCTGGCCTTGCCGCGGGTGCGATCGAGGTGATCGAGAAGCCGGCCAATGCCCGCGTGGGCAAGGATGGTCGGGTGGTCTTCGATGCCAACTGACATCACCGGCCCGCTCAAGATCGCCGTCATCAGCCATCTGGAGGGCGACGCCGATCTGACGGCCATCGTCCCTGTGGCCCGCATGTATGGCCTCGCTGTGCCGGCGAACCCGACATGGCCCTATATCCGCTACGGCAGCCCGATCGCCAGCCCGTATGAGGCGACATGCTGGGACGGGGCAACGGTTCGGGTCACGCTGCACGCCTTCGCCGAGACCAAAACGGGCGTTGCCGGCGAAGATCAGGCGCTGCGAATCGCCGCGCTCATCGTCGAGCGAATGAAGACATTCGATCCGAGCAACCTCGGCATCATCGAGAACGACTGGATCAACACTAACATTATGCGCGACGAGCCCGAGGCCGATCGCTGGCACGCGGTCGTCGAGTTCAACATCACGGCCATCCCCGCCTGAACCGGCCTTCGGCAAGCCTCCTGTCATCAACCTGACCATCGAAGGAGCCAGAAATGGCACGCGAAACCTATTCTGTCCGGTTCGGGCAGCAGCAGCTTCTTGTCGAGGAGCCCGTCGGCTCGGGCATCTTCTCGGCCCCTTGCGGCATCACCGGCCTGACGCGAAACGTCACGACGAACACGAATGACGTGGCACTGCCGCCCTGTGACGATCCCGAAGCTGTCATCTGGCTCGGCATCGATGCTGTGTCGAAGCGCATGACGCTGACCTTCACCGGCACCCTTGCCGACAATGCCCTCCCGATCTGGGACGCATGGTCGATGGGCAAGGATCTCCGCCTTGTCCGCTGGTACCGCAACATCGGCGCGCCGAACCAGGGCTATTGGGAAGCCCCGGCGATGCTGACCGAATACACGGAGGAATCGACCGACCGCGGCCGCTACACCAATTCTGGCACGATCATCTTCGACGGCGAACCGGATTGGGTGTCGATCCCGCCGGCTCCTGGCGTCACCACGCCGGTTTCCATCCCGACGACTGCCCCGGTGGTTGGTACTCCCTTCGCCGCCACTCCCGGCACCTACAGCGGCACGCCGCAGCTCACATACCAGTGGTTCGCCAACGGGATCGCCATCACGGGCGCGACCACGGTTAGCTACACCCCGGTCGCGGGCGATGTGGGCAAGCAGCTCCATGTCGTCGAGACCGCTACCAACGTTTCGGGCAGCATCAACAGCCAGTCGGCCAAGTCCCTGGCCGTCGTAGCGGCTTGAGGTGAGGCGTGGGCAACCCAAAGGCTGAAATCACCCTTGAATGGGGCGATGGGGAGTACCTCTTCGCTCTCAAGGGGAAGGAAATCGAGGAGCTCGAGCAGGTCTGTGGCAAGGTCGGCTTCGGGGCCATCTACCAGCGCGTGTCGCTGGGGGTGTGGTTCTGGGGCGACCTTTATCACACGGTGCGGCTCGGGCTCATCGGTGGCGGCATGGGGGCGATCGAGGCGAAGCGCCTGACCGACATGTATATCGGGCGGGAAAGGCCGGGCATGCCTCTGGTATCGGGGCCGAACAGTCCGGAGAGCGTCGCCCAAGCTGTCCTGAAGGCGGTGATGCACGGGTTCGAGGATATCGAACCGGGGGAAGCTCCAGCCGGGGGGAGCCCGGCGAAAGAACCAACTTCGGCGCCTATCGTGCAGCCCTCCTAGACTTCGGCGTAGACCCGCGCGCGCTTGAAACGATGTCGCTCTATCAGATCGTGACGATGTTGCGAGAGTTGGAGAAGCGGCGCGAGAAGGACAAGCCAAAGCAGGTCAGCGACGCGGAATGGGAGCAGGCCGAACAGATGATCCTGTCGGTCACCCTCAATGACCCGAGCGTCAGGATTTAGCGGGCATTCGCCTCACGCGAGGACGCCACTTGGTTCCTGTGGCAATATACTCTTGAAGGATTGGCTCAACTCTCTCCCAGGCCTCCTCAGGAGACAATATTTTGCCCAAGTGGCGAAGCGCCTCGAATTGACGCGCGGCTGCCACAATGAACCGTTGGCGAATGTCCGCGGAAGCAACGCCGGAATAGTTAACGCACTTCGCACATCGGCGGAAAATCCCTGGAGCGCGCGAAGGGTGCTCGTGTCGTAGGCACGGCTCGTCTAAGTCGTAGATTCGACCATCTGCCCATTTTGCAACGTTTCTGGGACCGTTCTCGTCGATGTAGAGGACGGCAAGATAGCCGCCTAGTGCGCCATCGAAATCGTGCTTCTTTGCTAACTCTTCGGCGCCTTCAAAGATGGAGTTGCGATACAGGCCAATTTGGCGCTTCTCCAAGTGCGGGTTCGTTGGACCGTGCGATTTGCCTCTCCATCGCAAGAACGCGGGGATCATCGGTATCCGAGGGCGTCGCAATTTCTTACGAGTAGGCGAACGAACTCTGAGTTGTCGTCATAGCGATATCGCTTATCCGACATGTCCTTACAGAAGTCTCGCACCTTGTCGATTTCGTAGCTTTTCGCTTTGGCAAGCTCGAACAACTCCTGCCTGGCGGCCTCGCGGCCTTCGGCGATTTCTTGGGTGCGCCGATGTCTCTGGTACTCACCCCAAAAATAGTATGCCCCGCCAGAAATCACTATTGCGCAGGCTGTCGCGATTAGCCCCTTCAGCCAATTTTCCAAGGTAGCCCCCCAATGGCAGTCACCGCCGATCGTGTTGTGGTTGAACTCCAAGCCCAGACCGATTCCTACTTGCGTAACATCAAGAATGCGGAACAGCAATTCGCGAACGGTCTGGACAGGATCGAGGCAGAAGCCGCTCAGGCGGGCAGCGCTCTTGCGACCGTGGCCACGCGGGGGCAGCAGGCATTCGTGCAGGCGGCGTCACAGGCGCCGCAGGCTGCTCAGGCAATCGGCGGGGCACGCCTTCAGACGGCGAACCTCGCTGCCCAGCTAAACGACATCGCTGTCACGCTTGCATCGGGCCAGTCGCCGTTCCTGGTTGCGGTTCAGCAAGGATCGCAGATCAACCAGGTGATTGGCCAAGCCGGTGCGGCGGGTGCCGTTAGGATGCTTGGGAGCGCCTTCGCCAGCCTGATCAGTCCGGTGAACCTCGCCACGTTCGGCATCATTGCCTTGGGTGGTGTGGCCGTCCAGTATTTTTCTCAGCTGCTTTCCGACAGCGCTAACGCCGAAGAGACGCTGAAGGAGCAAGCAAGCCTCATCAATCGAGTTGCTGATCGCTGGGGAAAGGCCTACCCGGCGCTGAAGGAATATGCTGACCAACTCGAACGCACGAAGCAGGCATCCGAGGCCGTCGCGGCAACGCAGATACAGATCGACAAGTCCCTCGAAAATGTCAGGGCGTCGACAGGCGATCTGGTTAACAAATGGGCCGCACTCTCAACCGGGCTTTCGCTTGGGCAAAACCAGCAGCAGATTGACGCTGTGAACGACAGCCTGCAGACACTCAGGAATGCACTTGCCGATGGTACCGTTACGGCGGAGCAGGCGCGGCGCGTCTATGATGCTCTTCTGAATTTATCGCTGGCCAGCGGTATATCGGTCGTGGGCGATCTGGCGGCGGAATTCGGTGCTCTATCCCTACAGATCGATGGCGCGGTGGAATCGATCGGCCGCATCAACAATCAGCTGTTTGAGGGCATCGAAAACACCCTCCAGGGTATCGACAAGGCCAATGAGAAGTTCATAGCGGACCAGGAACACCGCAATTCTCTGACGGCCGAACAGCTGCGCCTCGAGAACGAAATTGCCCGTGTCAAAGCTGAAGCTGAACGAGCTGGCGGCTTTCTCGACGATGCAACAGCTAGGGGATTGGCGGCAGCCAACATTGCGGCCGATGGCAGGCGCAACCCTCGTCGGCCGGCGAGAGATCAGTCCGCCGAAGCTGCTCAACGCGAACGCCAGGCGGTGCAAGACCTCATAGCTCAGTTGGAATTCGAGCACAGCCTCATCGGCATGACGGCTGCCGAGAAGGAAAAAGCGGTTGCCCTCAGGCGAGCCGGGTCCGCCGCAACCGATGAAGAGCGCGACCGGATCGCCGGCCTGACCGAGCAGATCTACAACGAAACGACGGCGCTCCGCGAGCAGCAGCAGGCATACGAGCAGCTCAGGCAGATCGGCGTTGATGCGATCAATGGCATCGCCACTGCATTCGCCGACGGGAAACTCGAGGCCGAAGAGTTGATCCACATCGCGGCCCGTCTTCTGGAACAGCTGATCAGCATGAAGAGCGTGAGCGGCTCGGGCGGCGGCCTATTCGACTTCCTCGGCAGCCTCTTCGGCGGCGGAAGTGACCCGTGGGCAGGCCTGCGCATTCCTGGCTACGCCAACGGCACCAACTATCACCCCGGCGGCTTGGCGATTGTCGGCGAGCGTGGGCCGGAACTGCTCAACCTGCCGCGCGGGTCGCAGGTCATCCCGAAGATGCCCAGCAGTTCGGGAGCGGCGGCCGGTGGCCCGTCCATCGTCAACATCAACATCGACGTGACGGGCGCCCGAGGCAATGCCGAGATCATGGACATGGTTCAAGCCGGCGTGGCCAAAGGTATCGACCAATGGCAGAAAACACCGCAATTCGCCTTGACCGTGGGGCGTGCAGCGCAAAACTCGATCCGCACAGGGCAAGTGCGTTAGGAGCGCCTGGTGATCACCTATCCGCTTCCCCTGTCGTTCCTCGACGGCTTTCCGGGCTGGTCGACTTCATTCGAGCTCGCCTATCGCCAAGAGCAGAGTCGGACAGCAAACGGGCGGACTGTCGTCAAGGATCTCGGCTCTCCGCTGTGGACCATGTCCGTTCAGTCCCGCTCGCTGTCGATCAACGAACTCGACGAGTGGCGCGCGCGGCTGGAAAGCCTTGAGAACGGCTTGAAGACCTTCCGGGCCTTCTCGAAATCCCGCTGCTATCCGATCGCCTATCCCAACGGCTCCTGGCCGACGGGTGGCGCATTTGGTGGCCAAGGCACCCTCTATGCCGTCAACGAAAACCGGAAGGCTGTCATGGTGAGTGCTTTCCCGGTCGGCTTCCGCCTATCGGTCGGTGATCTCATCCAGATCGGCCCGGCGAACCTCCATAGGGTGATGGAAGCGGCAACGGTCGACGGCACGGGCCGTTCGCCGGAATTCGAGGTGCGGCCCCATCTCTGGCCGGCCTCGGCCGTGAACGATCCGGTGCTTGTGAAGCAGCCATCATGCGTGATGGCCATTGTGCCGGGCAGCATCAGCAGCCAAGCCGATCTCACCACTGGTCGCGGCGTGATCTCGTTTCAGGCCATGGAAGCGCGCTGATGCCTCGGTACATCTCACCTGAGAACTTGGCGGCGCTGCAGGCCCGCCAGCTCGTCGCCCGCGACTTCCTATGGATCGTTGCTCGCGATCGGGAAACGAATGTACCTGTGCCCGACGGTATGTGGTCGGACGTCGGTAATGTGGCAGCCTCGGTAATCAATCCCGACACCGGCCTGCCGGTCACTCGTGACTGGTACGGCTCAGGCACGCTCGTCGCGATCGACGATATCCCGCTGGTCTCGAACCTTTCGGTGCAGACCGTCAGGATCCGCATGTCGCAGGTGAGCGAGCATGTGGAGCAGCTTGTACGGCAGTACGATTGCAAGCAGGCACGTGTCGAGATTTTCCGTGGGCTCTTCGATCCGGAAAGCCGCCAGATGGTCGCACCGGCGGAATGCCGGTTCGTCGGCTTCGTCGACACGATCGAGATCGTAACGCCTTCAGAGAACGAGGAGGGCGCGGTCACGCTCAACTGTGTCAGCCACACACAGGAGATGACCCGGGCGAACCCAGAGACGCGGAGCCACGCGACACAGATCTTGCGCGATCCGAATGACACATTCTTCAAGGATGCCGACACGGTTGCCGAGTGGGAAATCTTCTGGGGCTCGGAAAAGGGCAAGGTTCCGACACAGCCGAAGCGAAAGAAGTTCCTCGGGATCTTCTGATGAGCGTTCGCCGAGCCGTTGAGACCGATCGCTTCCGCGTGGTCGCTCTGTTGCGTGACAGTCACCAAGCGGCGCGTTTCGCCTGGCCTTTCCAGGCAGCTTATGCCGACAGGCTGTTTCGGGATCACATGGCCGCTGGCCTGGTGCTCGTGCTGGGCGAGCCGGCGCAAGGCCTGCTGATGGCGAAGACCTTCGATCATCCTTTCGGGGCAGGGCGATGGGCGAAGGAAACCGTCTGGTACATCGCACCGCGAGTGCGGGGCCGCTCTGCTCTGCAGATGCTGGACGCCTATGAGACATGGGCCCGGGAGCAGCGTTGCGACGTGGTCGGCATGGCATCGCTCGCGACCAATGACGTTTCCGCTCTCTATCTCAGGCGGGGCTACGTGCCGGCCGAGATGCACTTCATCAAGGCGCTGACCTAGCCGCCGGACTGATCAGGAACATCGATGGCAATTTTCTCGGGCCTTGCCGCGATCGGCACCGCGATCGGCGGTGTTGTGTCTGCCTTTATGGGGAGCACCATCGGCGCGTTGGTGCTTAAGGCGGCCGTCGGCCTCGGCATTAACCTGCTTGCGCAGTCGCTCGCCGGCAAGCCGAAAGAACCGACGTTCTCGATCAACGGCACGCTGCAGGGCGGTGGCGACCTTCCCAGGACGTTCATCCTCGGCCGCACCGCGACGGCCGGCTCGCTCGTGTGGGCGAATACGTGGGGCAGGGACGGGGAGACCCCCAACGCCTACCTGACGCAAGTCATCGCGCTTTCGGATTTGCCGACGCAGTCGCTCGACGAGGTGTGGGTCAACGGCGAGAAGGTCACGCTCGACACCGCCAATCCGCACCCGCGATACGGCTACCCGGTCACCGAGTACCCGAACGCCCTATGGGTGAAGTTTTACGACGGCACCCAGACAGCCGCCGACAACTTCCTCGTCACAACTGCCTCCAATGCGCAGCGCAACTATGACGCGTCGCGTATCGGGCTCGGCGTTTCCTATGCGATCGCCACCGCAAAGGTCACGAAGAACCTCTTCTCGGGTATCCCGAATTTCAAATTCGTGGTGACCGGTTGCCGCCTCTACGACATCTCGAAGGACAGCACCGCGGGCGGCTCCGGCTCGCACCGTTGGGACAACCCGGCGACCTGGGGCGGCGATGGTGACCATCTGCCGGCCGTGCAGGCCTATAACCTGCTTCGTGGCCTGACCTATAACGGCAAGTGGTTCTATGGCCTTCAGGGGCTCGCCGCGGCGCGGCTGCCGGCGGCGAACTGGATTGCCCAAGTCAACAAGTGCCGGGCCCCGATCCTCGGTCATGGCGGGTACGAGCCGACCTATCGTTGCGCCGGCGAGATCCCCGTCGAGGCGCCGCTTGCGACAGCACTCGAATCGATCCTGACGAGCTGCATTGGTCGCATCTCGGAAGTGGGGGGCGTCTACAGCATCCATGTCGGCGCGCCGGACCTGCCGACTATCTCCTTCACGGACGGCGACATTCTGTCGACCGAGGAGCAGTCGTTCACGCCGTTTTTCGGCCTAGCCGACACGATCAACGGTATCTCGGCGACATATCCGTCGCCGGCCGATGCTTGGTCGACCAAGGCCGCGCCGCCGCTCTACAGGGCCGATCTTGAGGCGCAGCACGGCAACCGCCGGCTTATGGCCGATGTCCCGCTCGACATGGTGCCCTATGCCGAGCAGGTGCAGCGCCTCATGCGATCGGCTCTCGAGGAAGGCCAGCGCGCCCGGCGCCATACGCTCGTGCTGACGCCGGACTTCTGGCCGTATGCGGTCCCGGGTGAAATCCTGTCCTGGACGTCGGCGCGGAATGGCTACATCACAAAGCTGTTTCGGATCGACGGCGCCGCCGATCGTGCGAACCTCGACGTCATGGTCGACGTCACCGAAGTCGATCCCAGCGACTACGACTGGAACAGCGACGCGGATTTCAAGCCGCCCGTCGACGGCGCGGTCGGGCCAATCCGGCCGCAGCCGCAGCCCATCATCGACTGGAATGCTGAACCGGCATACGTGCCGGACAACACAGGCAAGCCGCGCCGGCCGGCCATACTGCTGTCGTGGGACAATGCCGAAGGCCGGCTGGTCGACGTCATTGGCATCGAGTTCGAGGTCCGGCTGGCGACCACGCTGGAAACGGTCTACGGCGGCCGAACGGATCAGCCTGAGGTCGGCTCCCTGCTCATCTCGCAAGGGTTGCTGCCGCTCACGGCTTATGGCGTGCGCGGCCGGTATATCGCTGGTTCCGACCGGCCGACGCTCTGGTCGAACTGGCTTTCGGTAATCACGCCGGATGTCCGTTTCAGCAGCGACGACATCTTCGACATCGACCTCAACGCGCTCGCGGAAGACGTCAAGCGGCTGACGAAGTGGATCGGCGACGACACGAGGATCCTGCGCGATCAGATTGAGGCACTGGCGACCAATGCCTCTGACCAGGACCTCCGCAACTACGACGACAAGGCGACGCTTCGGCGCGAGGTGTCCGTTGTAAAGGGTGACATCACCGCGGCATACACGGAGGCCATCACTGTAGCGGTCGGGCCTGGATCTGCTATTGCCAACCAGATCGAGACGCTGACCGTCGAGCTAGGCACCAAGGCATCCGCTGAGGCGCTTAATGCCGTTACCGTTCAGGTCACGGAGATTGACGGGAAAGTTACGGCGCAAGCCGCCTCCATCCAGCAGCTATCTGTCGAGGTCGCCGGCAAGGCGTCAGCCGTTGCGTTCAACGCGCTCTATGCGCAGATCAATGACGCGGGAGGCATCGCTGAGCGGCTAAGCGGCGTCGAGTTCAACATGAACGGCGTTACGGCGAATAGCACGTTCCGCATGTCGGCGGGCTACTCTCCGCCCGCGGGCTGGTCAGCACGCATCGGTATGGAAGCCCGCGTCAACAGCGGGGGCACTTACCGGGCTGCTGGGTTGTATCTCGATGTTACGGCCACCACCTCGCGCGTGGTTATCGACACGTCGCAGTTCATCATCACCGACGGATCATCGACCGTATCGCCTTTCGTCTTCTCGGGTGGCGTTGCGTACATGGAGAACGCGCGCATCGGCACAGTCTACTTCAACCAGCTTCAGTCGACCAACGGCAAGCTCGTCATGAAGGGCTTCGGCGCGAACGCATCTCTGGAAATCTTCTCATAACGCGAGCGATTTAGTGACGAGAACATTCATCGGCTGGAAGCCGGGAGTGGGCGGCGTGGTCAAGGTTATGGCCAGCGACTCATATGATCCTCTTACGCACCCTAATACTGACTGGGGTGCGTTTCTCTTCAATAGCGAAACTTCAGCGATCGGCTATGGCGACTTAAGGGCCAATGTAACGGTAAATCCGAACAGCTTGACATGGGTGAACGCGCAATGGACTGACAATTATATCAATGGTCAAGTCAACGCGCGAACGTGGGGGTATGCTTCTGGCGGAGGCATTCTTGGGATTTACGCAATACCATCGGCCATCTTCCCGAGCCTGAATTCCTTTTACTTCATCACATATGACGACACGGCGTGGAAGCAGGTTTGGTCATCTTTCGGGATGGCATACCCCGACAGCAGCGATACATACAATGTGACCCGCCGCGGCACCGCCGAGCGGTTGCAAGCCATGATCGTGCCCACCAACACCGGCGGCACGTGGGGGGCCACTGGGTACTCCTATCTTGACCCGAGAAGCACGCTAACCACCGTTGATCCTGATGCCCAAATCGGGACGGGCGGGTCCACGGTTAGCATAGCAGACATCCCGCCAAAGCGGTTTTCGTTCTATAGTCTCGACCTTCCGGTGGACAGTACGGCGTACCCGCTGGTACCGCCCGCTCCCCCGATATCAGGACAGAAAATTCTAACGATATCTCCGGCCGGCGCGAGAATGGCGAAGTCAGGGTTTGACGTGGACACCGCCAACTTCAACCAGTTGTTGTTCGACTCATCCAAGATCCCGATGAAGGTCATCAAGACAGGCGGGAATGTAATCATCAATCCCGGTGCGGTCGCTAGCGTGCCGCTCGGCGCGGCTTATGACACGTCGATTTTCGTTGACTACATGGTGCAGTCAACGGGTTCGGGGAACCTCTGGCTACCGGCATGGCCGGATAACCCCGCGCTGTTTCTCAATGTGCAGTATCGCATCAACGGCTCCAATTTGGAGCTTTACAATACGAGTTCCGTGCAGGTGTCTGTGCGCTATGTGGTCATGGCGGCTGACAGTCTGGCGCCGTCGGTCGGCACGGCCAAGGTGTTCGACACGGCGGGCGGATATACAGTCTTTCGGCGTCCCGGCTCTGCCGGCACGCGTCTGAAAGACACCATTATCGATAGCCGCCTAGCATATTTGCCGATTATTCAGCAGGCATGGGTGCCGTTCAGTTCCTTTGTCGGTTCGGGCGGCAACGCGGCAGGAACGCATTATTGGGCCACGAGTTGGGCCAATGCCGGGAACTGGAAACCCTATGTGCTCGCCAAGGCGGCGCGACAGCACAAAACGACAGGCCAGATCGTCTACCAAGATTTCTTCGCCAAATATATCAGTCAATACAGTTACTTCAGCGACAGCACCTTCATGTGCCAACTGACCGACGGCAGTGCCACGTTTTTCGCGAGTGATGGCACTCGTTTCGAGGACGCTTATCGCGTCCCGGCTCAGCGGGTACGCACCTCGCAATATACGACGGTCGGCATCCGCTACTACGTGTTCGCCATCCCGACCACACTCTGAGGAAAACAATGGAAAATGAAGATTTGGCCCGCGCGCATCGCGAGGCCAACCCCTCTGTCGCGTCCGCAGAGCAGCCGGTGGCGCCCGAGCCGGCGGCTCCGGACGGCCAGCCCAAGGCCACGCTCGGGCCGCTTGGGGCCTTCTTTAAGCGGCGGGCTGAGTTCTTTGAAGGCGAAGCCACGATGCTCGCGATCGCGCTAGAGCGCCTGGCGCAAGCCGGTGGTGCCGGAAAGGAGTAGGCCTTGGCTTATTACATCTCTGACTATCAAGACGGCACCGTTTCGATTGCAGCGGGATCCAAGGATCTCGTCGGCGACGGCACGGCTTGGGCGTCGATCGGCCTTCAGATTCCCCAAATGATGGGAATCCAAGCCGGTGACATGTTCATGGTTGGCGGCTTCGTGGCGCTGATCGAGACCGTTGTCGACGACACGCACATCACCCTGCGCGACAACTGGGGCGGCCCGACTCTGCCGCCCGGCACGACCTATTCCATTAAGTTTTCCCCCGACCAGACACGTGTTCAGGCCAGCACGGTCGCGCTCATTGACCGGCTGAGCAATGGCAGCATTGACGCGCTGGCGCAGTTGACGCTCGAAGCCGACACGCTGCCTTACGGCGATGCCCCGGCGAGCATGGCACTTACGCCGTTCACGTCGACGGGCAGGGCCATTGTCGGTGCTGCCGACGCCGGAGCCGCACAGACTGCAATCGGCGGTGGCGCGACGGGTAAGGCGGTATTTGCTGCCGCCAATGCCGGCGCAGCACAGGACGCGATTGGCGCGACCGCCGTAGGCAAGGCTGTGTTGACGTCGGCTGACGCCGCGGCGGCGAGGACGAGCATCGGCGCTCTGGCTACGATAGGCGGAGACGTGACCGGGCAGGTGGTGATTACCACTACTGGGACAACGCCAATAGCCACGTCCCCTGCGGGGTCCGGCAATGTTAGAGTCGTCAACACCGGTCCCGGCGGAGTTAGCGCCGGGGCGGCGTACATTAGTTTTAATCGCAGTTCGGCGTTTGGCGCTTTCTTCGGGCTCGATACAGACGGCCAGCTCAAATACGGGGGCTGGTCTCTCGGCAACAACGCCTATCGCATTTGGCACGAGGGCAATGACGGAGCAGGGTCAGGCCTGGACGCCGATTTGCTCGATGGGCTGCAAGGATCGGCCTATTACAGTCGCAGCAACATCATCGGCACGGTTTCTCAGTCGGGCGGCGTCCCAACGGGCGCTGTCATTGAAAGAGGGTCAAATGCAGGTGGTCAGTATGTTCGCTTCGCAGATGGCACACAGATCTGCTGGCTGACGAGCCTGGGGTTTTCTGGATCCGGCGCTGGCAAGCGGGCGACAACTTGGGGGTATCCGGCCTTCTTTAGCGTCGCGCCTGTAGTGATGTGCACGCCTGCAGGCTTCGCTGCTGCCTTTACCGTGCTCGGCCCGGAGGGGCAGTCCGAGATCGGGCTTTCGACGGCAAATATCACCGTGAACGTCACTCAGGTCGGTGCCGGCACCGTCGTGGGCAATATCCTGGCAATCGGGAGATGGTTCTGATGCGCATCGCCTTTTCACCGCAGCGCCGCGACGGCAGCCTGATAGTTGCCAGGCTCGGCGACATCCTCACGATCAACGGCGAGGCTTTCGATTTCTCGTTTCTGCCGGACGGGGCGACCATTCCGGCCGGCGAAGTGCCCTGCGAATGGATCATTGGACCGGTGGAGCGCATTGCTGGCGACCTTCAGCTAACGCTGCTCCTGCCGCATGGGCCGGATCCTTCGGGGGCGGTTGCCTTTCCG